GCTCGGAGATGTGTATAAGAGACAGGCTGTACACCAACCGCGGACCTCGGCGTAAAAATAATTCCCAAAATAAGTTTGCAAAGGAGTGAGGGCAAGTGAGCCGACCAAGTAAAACGACCGCCGTGCTGGGCGAAGAAAAGCGTTCGCACCGGACGAAAGCAGAGCTCCGGCAGCGTGCTGCCGCGGAAAATGCCCTCATCACCGGCAAGAAAATGCGGGAGCGTCCGGAGGTCAAGGATAATGAGAAAGCACATAAGGAGTGGCAGCGTATCAGGGGACTGCTCGAAGCTGCCGGAAAGAATGAGGCGCTGTACGAGGCGACGATCAACCGGTACTGTATGCTGCACGCTGAATGTTTGGACTTTGAGCGCAAGCGGCAGTTGTTTTCCGATCAGCTGGACGAGTTGACCGAGAATACAGAATTGGAAGCAGCAGACCGATACAAATATCAGGCGCAGATGCAGAAGAACATTCTTGCTGTGGACAAGCAGCTCCAAACCAAGCGCCGCATGATGCTCGACATTGAGAAAGAGTGCGCTATGACCATTTCGGCGGCCATGCGCAGCATTCCTAAAACCACAGCCGAGCCGAAAAATCCGCTGATGGGGATTCTGAACGATGACGATTCTTGACAGCCGCGCAGTGCATTATGCCCGCTGGTGCGTGCAGCATGATAACCCAAAGGCTCCGCACTACGTTAAGCTGCAGGCTGCACAGTGGTTGGACATCGCAGAGGGACGGAACACGGAGGCGCTCATCGACGAGAAGGCATACAAGCGCATTTGCAAGCTGCTGCGGCTGATGATTCATCCGGATCTGAACTGCCCGATGTATGACGGACTGGAGGACTATGCGTGGCTGCTCATCACGGCGGTGTTCTGCACCAAAACAACGGACGGCCGTCGCTACTATGAAACCGCTCTGCTGGAAATTGCCCGCAAGAACTTCAAGACCTTCAACAGTGCGGTCATTTTCATTCTGCTCATGCTGACCGAGCCGGTATTTTCTCGTTTTTTCTCGGTCGCACCGGACCTCAAGCTGTCGAGCGAGCTGAAGATCGCCATTCGCAAAATCATCAAGTCATCGCCTGCGCTGGCAGACGAAAGCGTGTTCAAGGTGCTGCGCAGCGAGATACGCTGCCGCCTGACGGACAGCGAGTATGTGCCGCTTGCCTATTCGCAGGACAAGATGGACGGCAAGCTGGCGAACGCTTTTCTTGCGGATGAGGCCGGTGCGATGGATGCTTACCCAATCGAGGCCATGCGTTCCTCACAGATCACGCTGCGTTCCAAGCTGGGCATTATCATTTCCACCCAATACCCGAACGACAACAACGCCATGCTGGACGAGATCGACATCTCAAAAAAGGTACTCGATGGACTGATTTCCGGCAGGCGTTTTTCTCTGCTGTACGAACCGGACACCGAGCTGACCATGCGCGACTGTTGGCAGACAGATGACACCGTAATCTATCAGGCGAATCCGGCAGCTGTCAGCAATCCGAATATCTTTGAGGCGGTGTGCGATATGCGCACCATGGCGATTCTCTACGAAAACAAGCGTGAGAACTTCCTGTGTAAGCACTGCAATATCAAGTATAAGGGCCTCGGCGTAGAGGGCTATGTGGATATTGCAAAGGTGCGGGAGTGCCGCCGTGAGGAAGACCTCGATTTCTGGCGCGGCAAACCGGTCTATCTCGGGCTTGACCTGTCGCAGACGGACGATAATACCGCCGTTGCGATGGCGACCGCCGAGGACAGTATACTCTACGCAAAAGTGTGGGGGTTTCTTCCTGCGGACCGAAAGCTGTTCAAAATAAAGAAAGAGAATGTGGACTACGACCGGCTGATCCGGCAGGGCGCGTGCTTTGCCTGCGGTGATGAGGTCATCGACTACGGTTTTATCGAGCAGTTCATTCTCGGACTGGAGGAACAGTATGGTGTGCGCGTGATCCAGTGCGGCTATGACCGCTGGAACGCTATCTCGACTGTGCAGAAGCTGGAGGCCTCCGGTATGGAGTGCGTAGAGATCAAGCAGCATTCGAGTGTGCTGCACAGTCCGACCAAGCTGCTGAAAGAGAAAATCCTTGGTCGTCGATTCCGGTACGATGAAAATGCAATGCTGGAGATCAACTTTCAGAACGCACGCTGCACCGAGGACACTAACCTGAATAAATACGTCAACAAGAAGAAATCCTCCGGCAAGGTGGATATGGTGGTCGCTCTGCTGAATGCCACCTACCTGATCGAGCAAGATATGCTGTTCGGCAGCGAGGATTTCATTGCACAGACATAAGGAGGACAAGCAAATGGGACTGCTGAAACGCTTTCGGCGCCAGGAGATTCGCGCCGACCCGGACGAAACCATGTTTGAAGATGCGCTGCTGACCGCACTGCTCGGCAGCGGCAAAGCAACCAAGCAGATGGCTTTACAGGTGCCGACGGTCAGCGGAGGTATCGACCTGATCGCCAACGTGGTAGCCGGTACGCCGGTAAAGCTCTACCGGGAGGAAAACGGCAAAGCGATTGAGGTGCCGAACGACCCTCGGGTGCGCCTGCTGAACGACGAAACCGGCGATACGCTGAACGCGAATGAGTTTTGGCACGCAATGATTCGCGATTATTACACCGGTAAAGGCGGCTATGCCTACATCAACCGCGTGCGCGGAGAAATTCGCAGTCTGCATTATGTGGATGAGAGCCGCGTAGCAGTGAACCGCAACACAGATGCCATCTTCAAGGACTTTGACCTGTTGGTAGATGGCACGGTCTATCGTCCGTTCGACTTTCTCAAGCTGCTGCGCAACACAAAAGACGGCGCGGTCGGTGTTCCCATCACCGAAGAAAATGCCAAGCTGATCGAGGTTGCGTATCAGTCGCTGTGCTTTGAGCTGTATCTCGTCAAAAAGGGTGGCAACAAAAAGGGATTCCTCCAGAGTGAGAAACGCCTCGATAAAGCCTCAATGGACGAACTCAAGCAGGCATTCGCCAATCTGTACAGCAACAGCAGCGACAATGTAGTTATTCTCAACAACGGTATCCGATTTCAGGAGAGCAGCAACACCTCGGTCGAGATGCAGCTTAACGAAAACAAGCAGTCCAACGCAGAGGAGTTTGCGAAGATCTTTCATATCTCTACCGCAGAGATGGGCGGCACGGCCGGCGATACGGCAAGCCTTGCCAAGCTGGCGGCAATCCCTCTGATGAAAGTCATCGAGTGTGCGCTCAACCGTGATCTGCTGCTGGAGAAAGAGAAAGGCTCGCTGTACTGGGCGTTCGATACTAAGGAACTGCTCAAGGGCAGCATGAAAGAACGGTTTGATGCCTACAAGACCGCACTCGATGCCAACTTCATGCAGGTGGACGAGGTTCGCTTTGCAGAGGACATGGAGCCGCTCGGCCTGACATGGATCAAGCTGGGCTTGCAGGACGTTCTCTACGACCCGAAAACCAATACTATCTACACGCCGAATACCAATCAGATGCAGCGCATGACAGAACAAACGCTGCAGGTACCGCAGGAAGGAGGTGAAACGCTATGAAAATCGAAATTCGCGCAGACGGCGCCCATATCTCCGGTTATGTGAATGTTACCGGAAAACGCAGCCGCCCGGTCATCACGCCGCACGGCAAGGTCATCGAGGAGATCGAGCCGCGCGCGTTTGAACAGGCGATCGGCAGAGCGGGCAACATCACGGTCACGGTCGATCACGACAACAGCCATGTGTACGCTAGCACGGATGACGGCACGCTCAAGATGTTCGAGGACGACATTGGTCTGCATGCCGACGTGCTTGTGACCGATGAAACGCTCATCGAGCTTGCGAAAAAGGGCAAGGTCAAGGGCTGGAGCTTCGGCATGTATAACGTGCAGGACGATATTGAGCCGCGTGCCGACGACCTGCCGCTGCGAAAGGTCAAATCGCTCGATCTGGACCATTTGACGTTGGTCGTTCGCAAAACGCCGGTGTACTCCGCGACCTCGGTCGAGGTTCGTGCAGACACACAGGTCGAGATTGAAACGCGCACGATTGAAACGCCGCTGCAGGTTGAGCAGATCACCCCGAAATATGACAACACCGCCTATCGCAAGCGTGTGCAGGCGGTAACGAGAAAGGAAGGAACCTAAATGACCAATCTGAAAGCACTGATGGAGCGCCGCGAGGAGCTGCGTCAGAACATGGAAACCCTTGTCAGCACGGCGGATACCGAGTGCCGCGCCATGACCGAGGAGGAAGCCGCACAGTTCGACGCGGCAGAGAACGAGCTGCGCGCCATTGATGCAACCATCGAGCGCGAAGAGCGTACTCGCGGCGTGTCCAATCTGCCTGCACCGACTGCTGCGGAGGAACGTGCTGCCGCAGAGGAGAGCGCCTTTGTCGATTATGTGCTCGGCCGCGCACCCGAACTGCGTGCCGGTGAACAGAATCTGACTATGGCAAACAACGGCGCGATTATTCCGACCAGTATTGCGGACCGCATCGTAACTGCTGTGCGCGACCGCTGCCCGATCCTGTCCGGCGCGACCATCTACCGCGTGAACGGTACTCTCAAGGTGCCGGTATGGGGCAAGGCGAACACCACGCATGACATTGCCGTCGGCTACCAGACCGAGTTTACCGAGCTGACCGCTGATTCCGGTAAATTTACTTCGGTCGATCTGAGCGGCTATCTGGCCGGTGCGCTGACCCTGATCGGCAACAGCGTGGAGAACAACAGCGTGTTCAATGTCACCGACTTCATCATCAACCAGATGGCAGAGGAGATCGCGCTGTTCCTTGAAAAGGAGCTGCTAAATGGCACCTCCGGCAAGGCGACCGGTGCACTCTCTACGCCGACTGCTGTTACTGCGGCATCGGCAACGGCTATCACTGCCGATGAGCTGATCGAGCTGCAGGCACAGGTCAAGCAGGTCTATCAGGCGAATGCCTGCTGGACGATGGCGCCCGAAACCTTTACTTCGCTCAAGAAGCTCAAGGATTCCAACGGCCGTTATCTGCTGCAGGACGATGTAACCGGTGAGTTTCCGTACCGTCTGCTCGGCAAGCCGGTGTATCTGTCCGACAATATGCCGAAGCTGGCGGCAGGTGCAAGCGCTGTACTGTATGGCGATTACAGCGGCCTGTCAGTCAACCTGCGTGAGGATATCTCCATTCAGGTGCTGCGCGAGAAGTACGCCACCCAGCACGCCATCGGCGTTGTGGCATGGTTCGAGTTCGACAGCAAGGTAACGGACAGCCAGAAACTGGCCGTGCTCAATATGAAATCTGCGTAACGGAAAGGATGACAGCGCATGAAGCTGAGCGAGATCACGATAGGGACCGCCGCTGGCTATCTGCGTTTGGAGGACGGCGAGTATGACGAAAATCTGCTCGCCGCCGTCATGCAGGCTGCGCGGTCGTATATCGAACACTATACCGGGCTTTCAGCGGCAGAACTGGACAGGTATGAGGACGTTTCCATTGCGTTCCTTGTGCTGTGCCAGGATCTTTACGATAACCGCACGATGTATCCGGATACCCGCTATGCTGCCAATGCGAACCGCGTAGTAAGCAGTATTCTGGAACTGCACGCGAGGAATCTGCTATGAATATCAATCCCGGAGAACTGAAGCACCGTATTCAGATCATTCGCCGTGACCGTACAGCGGATGCAGACGGTTATGACACCATCACGGAAACGGTGGTGCATACCTGCTCGGCTAAGCTGACACAGGTCAGCGGTACTGAGCTGGTACAGGCGAATGCGGATTTTGCACGGACAAAGGTGCGGTTTCTCATTCGGCACACGGCAAAGTCCATTGACCGGAAGATGCTTGTGCGGTACGCCGGAACAGATTACGAGATTGTGTATCTTAACCGTTACGGCGATACGCGAGAGTATATGGAAATCTGGTGCGAACGGCTGACGCAGGAGGGATAGCATGAGCATGAACAATAAAATCCGAGCAGCGGTGCTGCCGGTGGTTTCTGTATGCGTTCCTGACCTGTACACAGGCGAGGAAACGACCTACTGCACGTTTCAGTACACCGAACTGCCGCAGGCGTTCAGCGATGACGCGCCGCAGGCGGCAGTTTATCTCGTGCAGGTGCATTTGTTCGCGCCGCGCGGCGAGAATACGCTGAAAACGCGCCGTCTGCTGCGGAACGCACTGCTTGCCGCCGATTTTACCGCACCGCAGGTTGAGAATGCCTCGGACAGCACCAGTCAGCACTACATTTTCGAGTGTGAGTACGCAGGAGGCTGGAACGATGGGGATTAGCATGAACGGTTTTGATGAGCTGATCATCGCGTTTGATGAGCTTTCCGAGATGCCGGACAGAGTACTGGACGGTATGCTGGAGGCAGGTGCAAAGGTCGTGGAGCGCGTGACCAGGGAAACCGGCGAAAGCTACGGCGTACATCGTACCGGCGTTACGCTCGGCGCGATCGGACACGATGCACCGCGCAAGACGGCAGACGGCAAGGCTGTGTATATCTATCCGAAAGGCAGCACCGCGAATGGTCCGAACAAGACCAAACGCAATGCCGAGGTCGCTTATATCAACGAATACGGCAAGAAGAACCAGCCGCCGCGTCCGTTCATGCGCGACGGTGCAGAACGTGCCGCCGGAGAGGCGGTACAGCAGGAAGAACAGAAATTCAACGACTATCTAACGTCCAAGGGACTGTAAGGAGGAAAAAACTATGGCACAGTTTGGAGCAAAATGCCCGATGTTCGCCCCGTTCAAGACCGAACCGGCGGCAGCACTGCCGGCCTATGACACGGCAGTGACCGTTGGCGCGCTGGTCAGCGCAAACCTGACCGTCAACCTCGCCAGCGGCGAGCTGTACGCGGATGATGCGCTCAAAGAGCAGCTTTCCGAGTTTGCTTCCGGTACGGTAGCGCTGGAAACCGATGATATGACAGACGCGGTAGCAAAGGTGATCTACGGCGCGACCGGCGATTCCGGCAGCACGGGTGAGCTGAAATTCAATAAGGGCGATACCGCGCCGTACGGCGGCTTCGGCTACTATAAGGTGCTCATGCGCGACGGCCAGAAGGTGTATAAGGGCTGTTTCTATCCCAAGGTACGCGCGGCGCTCGGCAACGACAATGCGGCAACCCGTGGCAACAGCATTACCTTTGGCACCACGCCGACCACGCTGACCGTGTTCGCGTGCAATACCGGCGACTGGCGTATCACCAAGGAGTTTACCGGTGACGGCGCCGAGGCGAGTGCGCTTGCATGGCTGAAGGAAAAGCTGGCTGTTGCCGGCGGCTGATAAATGCGAAAAAGGGACTGACGAAACTGCTCAGTCCCTTTCCATTTCGGAGGAAATGATATGAATGAGGTAAAAACGACCGTGTGCGGCACGGAATATCACCTGCTGTTCAACGGCTATGCGATGTTTGCTGCGCAGGATATGTTCGAGAACCGTCAGCTTGGCGAGATTGTACAGGACAATACCGCGGAGGGCTTTGTCAATCTGTGCCGCGTGTTCTGCCTGCTTGCGGAACAGGGAGAGCTGGCTCGACGATATGAGGGCTACGACAGGGGTGAAACGCCGGACGAGGAGCGACTGCGTGCTGCGGTCATGCCCTATGACGTGATTGCTATGCGTCAGTCGGTGCTAGAGGCACTCATGCGCGGCTACAAGCGCGATGTACCGGAGGAGGAAACCGACCTCGGACTGGCTGAACTGCAAAAAAAAAGAACCGCAAAGCGGTCAAAGCAGACTACCTCCGCATCGGAGCCGTAAACGGACTGGGCGCAAAGGAAACCATGCTGCTGCCGGTCGGCGTTGTGTTTGATCTGCTGGAAAGCTACGCACGGGCACATCGACCGCCAAAGCAGGATATTGACTGACAATAAAACACCGCCCAGACGGACGGTGTTCAGTCGTTTTCTATGATCTTTCGGGCTTCGTACAGGGTGATACCCTGCTGCTGCGCCAGATTCGCAATGGCAAGGTCACGCGCACGACGGCACTTTTTGCGGTGGTTTTCACGGATAACGTAACCGATACCGCAGGCAAAGCCGATCACAGCCGTAATACCGACCGGAAGATAGATAAAAACAGCACCCATGAAAAACCCTCCTTTGTGCTTTCAATATAGCATAAAACAGGGCAGAATGCAACGCTTTTTGGAGTGAAAAACAATGGCTACACGAAAAATCAGTACAAGGCTTGCCATTGAGGGCGAAAGTGCCTATAAGCAGGCGATCCGCGACTGCAACAATGAAATAAAAACCATGCGCTCCGAGCTGACACTGGTGCAGAGCAAGTATCAGACGAGCGCAAACAGCATGGAAGCGCTGAAAGCCAAGGGTGAGGCACTCGGCCGCGCATTTGAAGCGCAGAAACAGAAAGTAGAAACTCTGAAAGCGGCGTTGGAGAACGCCCAGAGCGCCCAGCAGAACCACGCTTCCGCAACTGAGGAATACCGCGCAAGACTGACTGCCGCACAGCAGGAGCTTGACCGGCTGAAAAACAGCACCGGTGATACGGCAGAGGAGCAGGAAAAGCTCCAGAACGAGATAACGGAACTGAGCGCCGCGCTGGAAGCCTCTGAGGCAAAAGAACAGGCGGCGGCTCGTGGTGTCAGTGAGTGGCAGCGTCAGCTCAACTATGCCGAAAGCGACCTGAACGACCTCGGAACCGAGGTGCAGCGCAACAACCAGTATATGCAGGAGGCAGAGCACAGCTTCCGCGATACGGCAAGCAGCATTGATGAGTTTGGCAATCAGACAAAGGGTACGGCGAATGCCATTGATACGCTGGCATCTTCTTTGGCGGCGGCAGGTGTTGCCGGAGGTCTGCGGACGATTGCCGAGGGGCTGAAAAGCTGCGTTGCGGCATCGGTCGAGTTTGAAAGCGCCATCACTGGTGTGTTCAAAACGGTTGACGGCACAGATGCACAGCTTTCCGCGATTTCGGACGGCATCCGACAGATGGCAACGGAAATTCCGGCCACTACGACCGAGATATCCGCCGTTGCGGAATCGGCAGGACAGCTCGGCATTGCGACCGATGATGTGCTGTCGTTTACGCGGACGATGATCGACCTGGGCAACAGTACCAACCTTACCGCCGATGAGGCAGCAAGTGCCTTCGCCAAGTTTGCCAACATTACCGGCACGGCTGCGGAGGATTACGGACGTCTGGGTTCGACGGTCGTTGCGCTCGGCAACAACTTCGCTACCACCGAGGCGGATATTGTGGCGATGTCTACGCGGCTTGCCTCGGCAGGTACGCTTGCCGGACTGAGTGAATCCGAGATCATGGCATTGGCTACGGCGATGAGTTCGGTCGGCATTGAAGCCGAGGCTGGTGGCACCGCCATGACACAGACGCTTTCTGCAATCGAGAGCGCCGCTGCAAAGGGCGGCGACAGCTTGCAGCAGTTTGCCGATGTGGCCGGTGTCTCTGCGACCGAGTTTGCGAAGCTGTGGAGCACCAGTCCGATCACAGCGATTCAGAAGTTTATCGCCGGTCTGGGTCAGCTGGACGAAAAGGGCGAAAGCGCTGTGCTGGTGCTGGATGAGATGGGACTTTCCGGCGTGCGGCAGAGCAATATGCTCAAAAGCCTTGCGCTGGCAAGTGATACCTTGAGCGGTGCGGTCGCGCTGTCCTCGCAGGCGTGGTCGGAGAACACAGCACTCAGCGAAGAAGCCGGAAAACGCTATGCAACGACCGAAAGCCGAATTGAGATGTGCAAAAACGCGGCTGTCGGCTTGCAGGCGGCGATCGGTGACGCGCTGACACCGGCAATCGGCAATCTTGCGGATGCAGGGACCGAGGGCTTTGTCTGGGCGGCGCAGTTCATCGAGCAGAATCCGGCGCTCGTGCAGGCGTTCACCGCTACGGCTGTGGCGATGGGCGTGGTAACGGCAAGCGTGACCGCCTATACGGTAGGCGTCAAGGCGGCAGAGATCGCAACGACCGCATTCAACGCCATTCTGGACGCAAATCCGATGTATCTGGTCGGCACAGCTGCCGTTGCCGCCATCGCTGCGTTTGCTACGCTGGCGCTGACGGTCGATGATGATACCGAATCGTTCTCTGATATGACCGAGGCGGCACGCAGTGCAAAGGATGCTGTCGCGGAAAGTCAGACCGCCACAGCAGATGCAGCTGCTACGGCTGCGGCCAGTGCCGAAACCGCCTCCGGTTACGTTGCCCGTCTGCGGGAATTGCAGGAGCAGGGCAACGCGACAAGCGAAAGTCAGGCGGAAATGAGCGTGCTGGTCGGCAAGCTGAACGCACTGTATCCGGACCTCAATCTCACTATTGACGAGAATACCGGTTCTTTGAGCGAGAACACGGAAAAACTGCTCGAGAACATCGAAGCCCAGAAACAGGCTGCCATCGACACTGCATTTGATGAGCGCAAGACTGAGCTGCTACAGCAGCAGGCTGATGTTGAGGTGGAACTGGCGACCAATCGTGCGGCGCTCAATGACCTGCGAGAGCAGGAAAACGCGCTGACCGAGGAGAACAACTCTCTGAATGAGCGGAACGCTGAGATTTATGACGAACTGGCGGCCCTCGGCGATGATGACCTCGCACGCCGTGCCGAACTGGAAAGCGAATTGTACAGCAACAACGAGGCTATCAACGCCAATGCCGAAGCTGCCGCCGAGCTGCGCGATCAGCAGCAGACGGTGAACGATGCCGTTGATGAGGGCGCCGAAGCCAGCGGCGAACTGTCGGACGAGCTTGACCGGCTGACCGAGGCTATGGAGCAGAACGCAGAAGCCTCTCCGGAGCTCGCGGGGGCAACTGCCGAACTGCCGGAGGAGCTGCAAAAGGCTGCGACCTCGGCCGAGCAGGCATACGACGCCTATGTGCAGCTTTACAACGAAACGGCAGCCAAGGCGGTCGAAAGCATTGAGAGTCAGATCGGTCAGTGGGAGAAGATGGACAACACGACCAAAACTTCCGCATCGACCGTACAGGCCGCTCTGCAAAGTCAAGTCACTTATATGCAGAACTATGCGGCCAATATGCAGAGCCTGCAGAACCGCAATATCGAGGGCATCGAGCAGCTGGCGGCTGCACTGGCTGACGGATCGACCGAAAGCGCTGCTATTCTGGCCGGTCTTGCCGGTGCGACAGACGCGGAGATCGCACAGATCGTCAAGTCGATGGGCGAAGTGTCCGCCGGTAAGGATGCCATGGCAGATGCCATGGCGGGCGCCGATACCGAGGTACAGGCTGCAATGAACAAGGCAGTACAGGCCGCTAATAAGCGCGACGAGATGTACAGAGCCGGTTCGGATTCTGCGCAGGGCCTTATTAACGGCTTGAATTCCAAGGTAAGAGAAGCCTCGGCGGCAGGCAGCCGCGCTGCGGCGGCTTACATGGCAGCATACAAGGCCGGGATGGATCAGCATTCACCGTCCCGTGCGATGTACCGTGCCGGTCAGGATACTGTACAAGGCCTGATCCTCGGTCTGGCGGCCAAGAGTGCAATGGTCACCTTGCAGGCGCGCAAGGTCGCGCAGCAGATGCGTGAAACCTTTACCGGCAGCAACAAGACAATGTTCACTGCCGGTGAGGCGCAGATCGATGCGCTGATCGACGGTTTCAAGTCGCAGGAAACCGAACTGAAAAAACAGGCAGAGCAGGCGAAAAAGCTGCTCACCGAGCAGTTCAAGGATAATGACGAGGCAAAAGAGCTTATCGACGACTACATGGACTACTATGTGGATTCCATCGAGAGCACGACCAAGACCGCAGAGAATTTCGCCAAGCAGACGCAGAATACGCTTGATGAAATTGAGGATGCCTGGGACGAAGCGGCAAAGAAGCAGGAAAGCATGGTCAAACGCCTGTCGGATTACGGTGACTTGTTCCAAGAGGAGGACGGGCGGTATCAGGTTGAGGATCTGAATAAACAGATCGATGCGCTCAACCGTTATGAAGAAGTTCTGACCCGTTTGCGGGACGAGCGTGGCATTTCGGATGATTTGCTCGACGAGATCGCTTCCATGAATATAGACGATGCCATCGGCTACGGCGAGAAGCTGCTGGCGATGAGCGATGACAAGTTTGAGGATTATGTTACTGCGTGGGAAACCAAACAGCAGCGTGCACTGGAAATTGCTCAGAAATTCTATCAGTCCGAGTTTCAGGCGCTTAGCGAGGCTTACGGTGATACGCTTACGCAGGGCCTTGAGGAACTGAACAATATCGGCTATGGCAGTGGTAAGGAATTTACACAGTACCTGATGGATGGCATGAAGTCGCAGGAGAGTGCGATCATGGCACAGGCACGGCGCATCGCCAGCGAGGTCAGAGCGACCATTGATGCCGCACTCAGCTTCAGCGGTTCTTCTTCTAAATCCTCGTCTAAGAAAAACGGCTCTCATGCTGCCGGTCTGGATTATGTGCCGTTTGACGGCTATATTGCCGAACTGCACAAGGGCGAGCGCGTGCTGACCGCATCGGAAACGCAGGCGTATATGGATGCGAACACACCGTCCGGCTTTACGCTGCCGCAGGCTCGACAGCTTGCAGAACAGCAGACCGCTGCTCTTGTAAACGCTATCGGCACACTGACTGCCGGTGCAGCGGTGCCGCAGCAGGACGGACCGGCAACCATCATCCTGCAGACAGGAGAGGGCATGGAGATCGCCCGCTGGCTGCTGCCGAGTATCCGAGCCGCTGCAAAACAATCTCCGGAAGTGGAGCGTGATTTCTGATGACACAATTAAGTATCAACGGCATTGACCTGCCGGAAACCAAAAACGGCAAGTACAAGTGTTATGAGCAGGAGCTGGGCGAGAGCATCCGCATGATCTCCGGTCGGCTTGTGACCGAGGTAAGGTCAAGCGTGCACGTGATCGAGTATTCCTATGACTACATGGGAAACGACCTCATGCGCCGCCTGCTGACGGCGCTGCGTTCGCGCAGCGACCTCTCGGTGCAGTTCCTCGATCCGCTTTCGGACAGTATGCAGAGCGCCTCGTTTCGCTGCACTAAGCAGCCTACACCGCAGTTTGCGTTTTCACGGGACGGTGTAGGACTGTGGAATAACATCGCATTTACACTGGAAGAAGTGGAGGGAAACTGATGCAGCAGGTAAGTAATGCGTATGCGCAGGCCATCACAGCCGGTTATCGGCGTATACTGCCGCGTGCGCTCATCGACATCACCGACCCTGATCTGGTTTATGATCCGGTTACAAGTTCGGGACAGTCGTGGGTATCTGTATCACAAGAGCTGTGCAACAAGGTGTTCGACACGCCCACGCTGTACGCCAGTCTGGAAAGCGAACGCTGGACGCTGGATGGCTCTCGTGCGCTGCATCCGGGTATGCCGAATATCACAGGTGAAAACGGCTTTGTCGGTGCCGTGCTTAGTCAGGACGACAAGACTTTCGCCGTGAAACCGTGGGTGCAGCTGAATGTGCATAACCTCGGTATCATGCAGGCGTGCTCGGTATACTTTTCGCAAAACGAATGTGACGGCCTCGGTACGGACTTTACAGTCGAAGTCATGAGCGGCGACACCGTCGGTTATCGGGAAACGGTTACCGGTAATACAGATGCCAGCGTATACTTCGAGGGTTTTACCGTGCATGATGTTACCGCAATCCGCGTGACCTTTGCGAAATGGAGCCTGCCGCACCGCTTTGTCCGTATGGTTGAGATCGTACCGGGCATTTACGAAAGCTGGGAGGCGGATACGCTGTACTCCATCGACGTTATGCAGGAGATTGCTTTTAACTGCATGAAAACGCCCTATGGCACTTGCAGCCTGCAGGTCCACAACAAGAAGAAGCGCTTCAATCCCTATAACCGTTCCGGCCTGTTTCAGTCCATCGAGGAACGGCAGGGAATCCAGGTGTCCATGGGTGTGGAAACTGCGAGCGGCGCGGAGTATCTGCCGTTGGGCGTGTATTATCAGCAGTCCGGAGGCTGGGAAACCGACGCTTACGGTCTGACGATCGAGTTCAAGCTGGTAGATATTATCGGTCTGTTGGCTGACCGTGACTATAATGTTCCGACAACGCTGCCGACAACACTGTCTGGTTGGATTGCGTCGATGGTGGCGCTGCTCGGCGAGAATTTCACAAACTGTTGGGCTGTGGATGAGCCGCTTGGACAGATCGCGCTCACGGTGAACAGCGCAGATGAACTGAAAGACATGAACTGCGGCAGCTTGCTGCGGTATTTGTGCATGGCGGCGCAGGCCGCATTCCGCGCCGATGCAGTGACCGGTAAACTGCGAGTGTTCCTGCCCGAGGGAACGGACGGTGTGACAATCGGTGCAGATAACATGAACAGCTATCCGAAAAACCAGCCGGAGGACAGCATTGCACAGATCAAGTTCCGATTGGCTGATGAAGACAATACCGAGTATACCGTAAATGGCACACTGGCTGCTGCGGATAAGTCGCTCTCAATCAGCAATCCGTTCATTCACACCACGGCGCAGGCTGATGCTGCTGCGCAGTATATTCTCTCGTGGTACGGCCGCACGCAGTTCACTGTGTATGGCCGCGGCGATATGCGCTGCGAGCTGGGTGACGTTGACAGCGTGTGGACAGGATTTGATGAAAATGCTTCCGGACGGCGCTTCAAGCAGCAGTTCAAAATTGAGAACGGCGTAATGAAGAATGTACCATCCTACTTGTTGGAGGTGACGGACAATGCCGGATAAACTGATTTATGATCGAACCGCTGCGGATGTTGCCCGCGTAAATGAGCTGATGCGCAAGGTGCGTGCAGGTTCAGCGACCGATGCAGAACGCGCGGAATGGCTCGGCGGCAGGATGAAAGGCGCGTGGAATGCCTCTGACCTGAACCGAATCAATGACTGGCTTGCCTATCTAACGGATTTTCTGGAAGCACAGGGTTATTCAGCAGCCGTTTTTTTGCGGCACACTCCGTGGACAAAAGCTAATTTCCCAACGCGGAACGATATTGACCGAATCCGCCGCAACGTAGAGGCACTGCAAAATTGTTTCTTCGCTCTGCCGGACTGGCGTGAAATTGTGTACAACGGTACGATGAATTTTGACCAGGCGAATGTGTTGGAGTGGGATCTCGGGCGTATCGAAATCTGGCTGCAGGAACTTGTGAAAGCAGCGAGTATCCGACAGGCCAATACTTTGTTTATGCAGGCAGGAGGTGTGTTTAATGCGTGATAGATTACCAGAACTGGGTAAGGCAAATCGTATCAGAATTACGATGGACGATGGGCAGGCCATCGAGGGCGTGCTCTCTTATGCAGATAATGCCAGTCAGGATGGCAGTGTTTATAGTAAGGGAAATGTACTGCCGGATGCAGTGTGTGTTGCGCTTGGTCTGAATACGGATACAGCGGAACCGAAAGATGCTTTTGAAATGCTTGCTGCACTCGCTGTAAGTGGCGGCGGCTCCGGTGACGTTGGAGAACTGGAGGACACCGCCTTTGAGGTCGGTGTTATCACGAACGCGGGGGCAGGCTGGAACACGTTCAAGTTTAGGGAGGCGTTCGACGCTGCACCGCAGGTCGTCTGCCAGGCCGAGGACTTTGACGGCATCGTGCAGGTGAAAAGCATCACGGCGGACGGGTTTCTGTACTGTCTGCGGACGCTTTCCACCGGCAGTTACTACACCGGCGGCTCGTCCGGATCGACGCCGTCGCATAGCGCGAACACGCTCGTCAACGGAAGTACAACCACAGCCACAGCGGTGAAAATCCGCTACATGGCTATTGAATACGGAGGTGAACGGTAATGTTAGGCGTGAATCAGCTTGACTTTATCAACTATTGCAATGCCCTGAAAGGCAACTACCGCAAGGGCGTACACAAGATGGAAACGCTGCTCGAAAATCCGACCCACGCGAAAGAGTTTGCGAAGAATCTCGGCGGTGTGTCCGTCGTGCTGGGTACGCCGGTAGGCAAGGAAGACCGCAACAGCGAAACGCTGCGCTCCATGCTGCTGGCCAGCGACGTGGCGAACGATGCCGTCTACACATGGATGGGTCAGTATTACGAGTTCGACAGCTGGGATGAGCTGCTCGGCGATGAGGACCGCTGTCGGGAGATGGCCAACAACCCGCTGATCTGGCGTGCGGCCGGTGGCAGTAAGCTGGCGGTTGGCAAGTCCGTTGCTACGCTGGCGGGGCTGTCCTGCGCGGCGTATAAGGATATTGACGCGGTGGCTGCTTCTTCTACCGCTATGACGGCGGTGGCTGCATCCTCTACCGCTATGACGGCTATTGCAGCCTCTGCAACTGCGCGAGCAGCTATCTGCGCAAGTATCGTTGCATACGATTACCTGCTTAGTAAGGCAACCTATGCCACTATTTCCGGAACATACAGCAGCATGGGTTGGTCTACACGCTATGAGAAGCCCTGCATTGTACTCCAGTGGTGTTTTTCTCTTAATGGCGGCACAGTTGGTATCCGCACCTGTTTAGACGGCGCAGCCAGCAGGACGTACCAAGGCTCGCAGCGTTATAACAGCTCGATGGGTAGTAGTAATTTCAACAGCAATGCCAAGGTATCCGGCACTTATTACAAGGAATTTGTATTCTGCTCGAAACTCGAAACGTACAACTCTCAGAGCGACTGGCCGGCGATCAGCATCGCTTATTTTCCGCTTCCGTAACGGTAAAATTCGCCTAAAATCGTCGCTGTGTATCTACGCATTATTCTCCTAATGCGAAGCAACAGCCTGTTTATGTCTTGCTTTACCTCAGTATTCCGCAAATCCACGCATATTCGCACCGTGTTTTCTCGGATATACCGCGTAAAAACGGCATATCCGAAGTTCACAGTACGTCTTAGGAGAATAATGCGTAGCAATGCACACGCCCCAAATCAGCCGATTTTATAGAAATACAGCTTGTTTTTCTCATAGGTATGGCTGGAATCCGTACACTGAACATAGGGGTTTTTACAAAACTTATTGACAGTTGCCGACTTCACCGCATCACACAATGTAAGTTCGTTGCTACCTGTTGGACGAGCTGCTTTGATATAGCATCTGCCGCCCGAAACAGTAATTTCGGCGGTAAACACAAAACAAAGTCCGCTAACAAACGAAGCTGTAACCGCACCTCTGATATCCTTAGTGACATTCTGACATTTTCCGCTGTTTTTCAGCGCATTCAGCGCCACAGTGCTGCCAGTGAGCGCGCCGGGCTGGATAAGCGCGTCCATCCGCATTTGCTGCGCCACACCTTTGCGACGCACGCATTGAACTCCGGCATGGACGTAACCGTTATCCAGCGGCTGCTCGGTCACGAGGACGTGGCGACAACGCAAATTTATGCCGAGCTGAACGACGAAACGGTCAAGCACCAGTATACAAAATATGTTGCGGCGAATTAGCCGCAGAAAGGGTGAACCCATGAAAATCAACGATGTGAAAGCCTTGGACTACCGGACGGACGGTGACCTGCTGACGATCCCGTTTGCGGAAACGTCGGTCGAGGCCGTGCTGGCTCTGGATGCTGCCGTGCTCACGGTCAAGACCGATGCCGGTGATACGGTGGAGGTGTTGGCAGGGTACGCGCTCAAGACGGCCACGGTCGCAGCCGCCGATCCGACCAGTGTCACCGCCGTGTACACCCGCGCGGTGGACGGCACAGCGGCCGCGCTGGACACGATCTCTGACCGGCTGGTACAGGCCGAACAGGAGAACAAGCTGCTCAAGGCGCAGGTCAGCGCCGCGACCGATCAGCAGTCTTTTTATGAGGATTGTATTGCAGAGATGGCAGAAGTCGTTTATGCGTAAGTTAATCAACAACATTCAAGAACGTTTTGAAAGGACGGTTATTATGATGGCAATGCTTTTTGCACAGAGAGTTATTTTGGGTAAGTGTGACTTCGATAAGGCGCCCGCGAAGCTGAAAAAGCAGGTAGCGGAAATCCTGATCGACGAATGCGGTATGCCGGAGCTTGTACCTGCGGAGTTCGGCGGTACGAAGGACGCAGAAACCGCGTAAACGGCTGCACGGAGCGCCCACTCTATCCGCATCTCATGAGGCACACCTTCGCGTCGCATGCGCTGTCGGCCGGCATGGACTTGACAGTTATTCAGCATTTGCTCGGGCATACTGACCCGAAAACGACGCTCATCTATGCGGAGATCAATCCAATCCGCGTACAGTACGAATATAATCGCATTATCGCGTAAGAAAGTAGGTAAAACCATGGATAAAGTAAACGATTTTAAGCTGGCCGTGACGGCAGTTGTCGCGCTGCTGACCTCACTCTGGGGCTGGTTCGGCTGGCTTGTAGTGCTGTTTGTGGGCTGCATGGCGGTGGATTATCTCACCGGCACCGCAGCAGCAATGCACCGCGGCGAGTGGTCGAGCAAGTCGGCACGAGACGGCATCTTTCACAAGATCGGCTCAGTTATTGTAGTAATGGTGGCCGGTGCGGCTGATCTGCTCATCGGCGCCATGCTCGGGCACCTGCCGGGCGTCGTGCTGCCGTTTGAGTATACGACACTGCTGTGCCCGTTGGTGGTCGTGTGGTACACGCTCACGGAGTTGGGCTCGATCGTCGAAAACGCAGTCAACCTGGGCGCACCCGTGCCGCAGTGGCTCAAGAAGATGTTGTCCGCAGCAAAGGACGCAGTGGATAAATTAGGGGAGGAGAACGATTGATGAACATTCCGTTTGTGCCGGCTGATTCGAGCAACTACTACTCCGGCCGCGGCGGCAATTCGATCAAGTACATCGTCATGCACTATACCGCCAACGACGGCGATACCGACGAGGGCAACGCGCACTATTTTCAGGGCGCAGGCCGACGGGCAAGTGCACACTATTTTGTCGATGAGGACAGCGTTACGCAGTCCGTGCGTGATAGAGATGCAGCATGGCACTGCGGCGGCGCTCTCGAGAGCTCGCATCACCCGTTACGCGGCATTTGTATGAACCGTAATTCGTTGGGTGTGGAAATGTGCAGTGACATCGTAGGTGGCAAGTACACCATCACGCCGCAGACGGTAGACCGTGCCGTCGAGCTAGTCAAGTATCTCATGGCGAAGTACGGCATTGACGTAGATCACGTCGTGCGGCACTATGATGTCACTGGCAAGCTGTGCCCCGAGCCGTGGGTACGCGACGAAAGTCTGTGGCGTAAGTTCAAGGCACGGCTGACCGCGCCGGTTGAACCCGAACCGAAGAAGGAGGACGACGAAGTGGTAGAAAAGAAAAAGGTCCTGCTCAACGGCAAGACCTACGAGTGCGACGTCATTACAAAGGACGCCACTAACTATATCAAGATGAGATCGCTCCAGCAGGCAGGCTTCTCGGTCTGCTACGACGCGGTGCGCAAGCTGCCGTCCATCACCGCACCGCAGTGCCGTGCCTTTGTGCCGGACGGTACCGCAGAGGTGCAGGCCGCTATTGACACCGTGCAGGAGTGCGTCGGCCTGGAAGAGCAGACCATCGAGTATCTGCTCCGGTACCAGTACGGTGAGCAACTGATCCGCAAGCTGGCCGAGGCGATGGCGAAGTAAAGAGAAACCCCTCTGGGAACTGGTGTTATACCGGCTCTCGGAGGGGAATTTTTTACAATTTACAAAATTGTAAAATTTCTTCACAAAAGTGTATTGACAAATTGAATCGTACGAGGTATAGTAGAAACATACCAAACGAGGAGGTGGCATGGGCTATGTTAACGGAGTTGGCTAAGTATCTCCGCAAGTTGCGGATTGACAAAGGACAGCGGTTGAAAGACATGGCGGACATTTTGGACATCTCTTCTGCAAATCTGTCGGCAGTTGAGAATGGAAAACGGAAGCCGCAGTATAAAATGATGGAGGACATCATCAGTAAGTATCATCTAAATGATGAAGAGCAGAATGAATTGTGGGATGCATTTGCAACTACTCGTGAAGAAGTGAGTTTCTCTTTAGAGTATGCATCGGATAGACGACGGGATGTAGGACTTGCTTTTGCACGACAATTCAACGAGCTATCTTCTGAGCAGATGGATGAAATCCTAAAAATCCTGCATAAAAAGAACTAGGAGGGTTGCGCTTGAGTGAGTTTCTAGTACCACCGGCAAGCAAACGAGATATTCAAAAACTGGCATTGATGGTTCGGCAAAGATTTGGTTTGGAAAATATAGCGTTTTTTCCGGTTGTTGAAATGATCGAAGTAGCACTTCCTGCATTTGATTCCGAATTCAATTTTGAAATCATTGAAGACTCGGAATTCGGTCAAGATGCTGCAAATTATAATCCGCAGCTAAATTTGATGCGAATTCGTCAGAGTGTTTATGACGGCGCGTGTAATGGAAATGGGAGAGATCGTTTTACCCTTGCACATGAATTAGGGCATTATTTCATGCACAGGAATGTTGATCTTGCAATGAGCCGAATTGACTCAACGTATAATGTTCCGGCATATCGCAAATCAGAATGGCAGGCAAACACTTTTGCGGCTGCATTACTTATGCCCATGCATATCATTTGTGATATGCGCCCAGAAGAGATTGCAAAGGCTTGCGGTACATCATTAAGTGCAGCAAGTATTGCATATACACAAAAAAAGAAGTAACGTCGGCAAACGTTACTTCTTAGGGATCACAGGTTCGGTTATACCCGACTCTTGCAACCATAACACAAAGTGATAATATCACATATTCTGATAAATTGCAAGAGGCAATTCTGAACCGGAAAGGAAGGAATTGCAGTATGCATACGACAAAAGGTCGAGGCAACGGTAACGAAAAGTACATTTTTCGTCCGTATATTACGCGCAATGGGGTTACTTATTGGGCGAAAAATTATGGATTAAAAGCTTTTCGCATTCCGGTCGATGACTGACTGCTTCGGAATAACAGGAGAGGATTACCTCTCCTGTTACCCCTTAATGCATAATGCTAATCAATATGGCGAAAACAATTTCGAGCGTTCGAGGAAAGCAAAATAGAAGATTGCTCCTATGAAATCTTATGTAAAAAGATGGGGCTAAAGTTCGCGGATACCGTCGATCGACACCTCACTAGACACAGAAACCAGAATAAAATCAATTTTATGGCTCCATTTCAAATTGGCATCAGCGTCAATTGAAAGGGGCTTTTCCGCATTTAGAAGCATAAAAATAGAAAACCATCCGCCTAAATGTTAAGTATTTTGCAGACTATAACTATGCAAAGATCAAAAGCAGCCCATAGATGCTTAATTCAGCTACCTATGAGCTGCTTTTATTCAGTTGGCTGCGGCGTATCGCCGTCAAAGACTACATGAGCAAAGCGGAAACGCTGCGCAACATCTGGATACTTCTCGTGATCCACTTCGGAGGCGAACATATCATATGGCCGCGCATAAATTTTGAAGTCGCCGTAGAGTGCCTGGTAGATTACCAGCGGTTCGCTGGTTTCCGTGTGCGTGGCGATGGCAAGCACCTGATAAAGCTTATTTTTGAAATGCAGGTATTTTTCTCCGACAAGAATTTTTCTTGAATCCATCAATATCTTCTCCAATCTTTTGCAATTATTATAGCATATCGGCAGAAAATTTTCCAATGGAGAGGCAGTTGCTCTAAACGGTTTTGATAGCAGAGAACGTGGTCGTAAAAAATCCTTTTGTCGTCAAAGTGTCGTCAGTTAAAAACTGGCATTTGCAAAGTAAAGAAAAAGTGCTGAAATTCAACGATTTCAGCACAATTCTTGGTGCGGATGGGGGGACTTGAACCCCCACGTCCTTGCGAACACTAGCACCTGAATCTTATATATTTGTTTTCAAATCTGTCAACCGTAGTGCGTAGCTCGGATATGCAAAAGTGATGATTTATCTGTGTTTTTATAATATTTGAGATGAAATGTGGAAAATAGTTCGGAGTATTGAGGGCGGGAAATCTGCGATTTCTTTCAATCCGTTACACCTTGGTGTCGTCAATTTGTCGTCAGGAAGATTCGGCGGTTTTGGCTTGATTTTCGCCTGTCGGATTGATCGAAGTCAGCACGTTGCGCAGCGTGTCGATTTCATTGTGAACGTAGATTTCAGCGGTGACGTTGATGTCCTTATGACCAAGTAATTTTTGGATGGTGTAGATGTCTGCACCATGCCGCCGGAGATAAGTACCATAGGTGTGCCGCAGTTCGTGTGCTGTCACAACCGGCACTTCGTTATGCTCATTGTGCAGCTTTCGCATAAGGCGTTTGAGCTTCTGCGACCATGTGTTCGGGCAATAGGGCTTGCCGTCCTCGTTCGGAAACAGATACAGAGATTCCTTCGGCAGCGAGCGGATCAGCTGGACAGCCTCCTCGCTCAACGGCAGGGTACGGTAGCTTTTCCACTTTGGCGGATTGGCAACGACCGTCCCGTTCCGCACGATCATAGAGCGCTGCACGCGGAGTGTCTTTTCGTTCAAACCAATATCCGACCACATAAGGCCAACCAGTTCACCACGGCGCAGGCCGGTTTCCAGCAGGAGCACGACCTCGGGCATACGATCTGCGGTATAGGCTTTGACCGTTTCCATCTGCTCATCACTGAGAACGTGCTTGATGTGCTTCTGAGCGGTGCTGCGGTAGGTGCAATGCTTGGCAGGATTCTTATAGCAGAGGTCGTTCTCTATCGCACATTCAAAGATTGCGTTGAGAATTGACCGCATTTTCTTCAATCGGCTCTCCGAGCAAGCCGTCTTGGTTGCGAAATACGCCTGTATGTCTACCGGACGAATATCGGATAGGAGGGCATTTCCAAAGTAGGGGATCAGGTGGCCCTCGACGAGGCTGACATAGGTCAGCTTGTATGTATCTTCCTCAACAAACGGCTGCTTATAGGACAGCAGCCACTTTCGTGCCCAGGGAGCAAAGCGGCCGGTAGAGGGCACAAAGGCCTCTCCGGTCCGCGCGGACACCTCGGAGGCTACGCGGTACTCCTCGGCTTTCTTCTTCGCATCGGACAGACTCACGGTGCTGTAAAAGGATTTGCGCAGCGGCTTGCCGTGAATGTCGCGCCCGAGTGTCAGCTTGTACTCGTAGCGTTTGTCCTTGCGGGTTGGCTTTTTTCTTGGCATAAAAATAACCCCTTTCTTACCGTAAAAAAGTATGGTAAAATAGAGGTACTGATGGCTGTGGAAGGTTTATCAGTACCCCATGTCCCGCTCTGGTGTTGGTAGCACCAGGGCGGGATTTTTTCTTGGTTTAGTTAGATGTAGACGCCGCAATCTTATCTTCTTGGTCAGATATAGATATTCCGTTCTCATCGGCGTCACTTGGTAATTTATGCGAGGGAATCATCTGGGAGACGGAAATATTATGTTGCTGCATACTGCGAATGCACACATCAAGTAGATCGACAAGATCACTTTCTTTAAGCGACTTTATCTTCTTATAGCGTTTTTTGTCATCCTTTTCTGTAAGAATCTTAAATGTCTTTCTGATTTTCCCCATAGAATACTCCTTTTGATTTAAGCTTTAATAAGAGGTAGCGGTAGGCATTACGCCCAACCATTGGCGTATACTTCATAATTGCAGTTTGCAAATTCAGAATGAATCGGCATATCAAACGGAACACTGCCAGAAGAGGGGAGTTTATCGACAAAAGTAGATTCGCCGCCGATAATGTCGCCGTCTTCGTTTCGGAATACTGCTGCGACAACAATCATATCAAGGTCAAAGTCATTCTTATTTATGACCTCTCCGACTAAGCGATCGCTACGCATAGCGGTATTTACGACTAATAGAGGCGTAAATGCAGGGTGTTCCAGAGTAGAAGCTGAAACGATACTATAGTCGTCAGGCTGCACAATAGTAAATTCTACAGAGGAAGGTGCTGTATCTACTTGAAGAAGTTGGCCAGAATACCAGAAATCTTGTTGCGGATAGAGAGTGGAGAGTATCTGATCCTGAGTGCCAAGCAATGTGCCACTGGAATCTCGTGCAGTAATGCGGACAGTTGGATAAAGAACCGCTAAGTCAGTGTTGGGGTTATGAACCTTGACTGAGCAGTACAGGAAACCGCCTTCTATCATCGTATAACCGGATTCTGCAATGTCAAGCGGGGTAAATTCAGAATTCGTATCTGTAGAAGTAAATACATTGTTGGTATCGTCAGCAGTCGCATCCGACTGTTTAGTATCGTTCGGGATATTGCTGTTACAAGCAGTGAGGGATAGCACCATCAGACAGAAAAATATTGATGCCAATATTCGCTTTTTCATATTCGTCCTCCTCAGATTTGATCTACGGTGCGGATGACTTTAATAACACGCCCAACAACACGGCACTGTTCCAGGTCTACACCTTCGATACGCCTCGGCTTGAATTCCGGATTGATGGGAACGAGGTCAATCCAATCTTCACCGGTTTTATATTCGATGCGCTTGACAGTTGCCTCGCCGCCGCCCAGCAGCATAATGCCGATCCGGCCGGGAATGCCCATGTCGCTGCATCGCAGGCACAGGATTTCATCGCCGTCCTGGAACTGAGGGTACATACTGTCGCCGCTGACCGTAGCCAGAAAGAAATCTTCAGGTCTGCGCCGTCCAATCCACTCAGCAGGGATGGTGCGCTGCTCGTAGGCGTCATCGGGTGTTGCGTCAAAGTGCGCTGCCACAGGTCCGGCGTAGTGAATCGTGACGAGCGAGCTGTCAGATGGTTCCGAGTAAGCATTCTGCCGAGTCGGATCTACATCCTCACCCATAAGCCAGGCTTCATTGACGTTTAATGCTTTAGCCATCTTATAGATGTTCTTTTGCTTGGGAATATATGATCCTCGTAGATAAGTGCTGATAGATGATTTACCGATACCTGTTAGCTCAACCAGTTCAGCCTGCTTCATGCCTCGCAGTTCAAGCGCCGCTCGCAGTCTGCTTGCAATAGTATCCATTTAGCTCCCTCCTAACTCCTTGGTATAAATATATCATGAATGTTCAGAAAACGCAACAAGAAAACGACGCAGACAAAAATAAATTCGGAAAAGAGAACAAATGGTATTGACAGCTGGCGGAGAAAGATGCTACAATTAGTTCAGAAACGCGAACAGGAGGTGAATACAATGAAGGACCCAGTTTTCGATTATGCTCGCCTGCGAGGGAGAATTAAAGAAGTTTTCGGAACGCAGGATGCCTTTGCAGACGCAATCGGCCTAGGAAGAGTGTCTGTAAGTCAACGATTAAACAATCAGCTTGAGTTTTCACAGCAGGAAATGTTTCGATCGGCTGACGTATTAGGATTTTCTCGAGGGGAAATCCCCGAATATTTTTTTACTGAGAAAGTTCAGAAACACGAACAAAAATGAGGTGAACCCCATGGACGCAGTATTACTTTTTTCTACCGTTGCCTGTGCTGTTGGCTGGTTATGCCAATATATCAGCGCGCGAGTGCTGGCGTGGTATCTACTCGAAAAAAAGTGCCCGCCTCCAACTCGCGCAGAGTTAAGGCAAGGCACTCGGTTCGTGGTAGAAGAAATCTTCAAGTGTTTTTCTGGAAATAAGCGCTGATCGCGCAGGCTGTCATGCCCTCGGCAATCGCTTTGACAGCTTCGAGCGAAAAATCGCGGACCGATGGAATGATCTTTTTGATTCCTGACCAGCGTTCTTCATTTTTGATAGAGGATAAGAATTCATGTCCTTGGAATGTGATGAAGTTGACATAACACCGGCTGACGGCATTATCTGCTCGGCACGCTGTTAAGTTGATAAGACCAGCCTGTTCGAGATTTTTAAGCGCATAGTAAATCTCGGCTGGGCTGTACGAAGGAAATGCCTGGACGATATTGCCAAACCATACAGGTTCGCCTTCAACATCACCGTCATCACGGGTAATGTAATAATTCTGATCCTCCAGATACAGAAGAATTCCACGAAACAAATCAATGTGTAACTTCAAATGCAAACCTCCTTTCCATTTTCAGTATAGCACAGGAGAGGTCAAGGAGGCTACTGCGAAAGCGAGGTGAAAGTCATGCTGAAAGTATCCAGCACAGAATGTGCTCGACAACAGGTAATAAAAAATCTGCTGACCGCACATGAGCGGGCAGCAGAAAACGGAGATGCAGGTTCAGTAATTCGGTTATCTAAGTATTTACTTCGCCTGTTGAAGCAGGAAGAGAAGCTGTTGATACAACTCGGTACGGAAAACAATGAGTAAAGGAGTAGCAATCCAATAGATAAACTGAAACAATTTCGATATGATGCTGTCCGACGCAAATCCTAAATAGGTGAGCGCTCGAGCAGGTAGAAAAATCAAAGTTTCGATCCAGTAGACTGGAGAAATGCTATCGAGCATCCGCATTCGATATGTACCGACCGTTTCATCGAATAGAGATAAAGCTACTCCGACAATATCAGAGCGAGCACTGCTAAGATTATCCACTATTACAGCACGAGAAGTGGCAATCTGCTGATAGCCGAGCCGCTGGGCGATAGGGATAGCCATTTTACCTGCACCAATATCAACGAGCAGTTTTTTTGCTTGAGGAATATACTCATCAAAATTTTTTCCTTTGATGGTAAGTGATTCTTGATATTTTCTACGCAGATATTTTGCTTGAAAATATTTCGATGCATTGATGAACAACTTCACTACAACAACACATAGAAATATGATGCTATATTTCATTTCAAAATCCTCCTCTGTTCTCTAGTATACCACACTGACCAGAGAGGGGCAACGAAGATAAAGAAAGAAGGTGATTCCAATAACCTATATTTCTTCCGGAGTCGCTGGCTGGGCGCCGCTGATTCTGGGGCAGGTGTACTTGCTCAAATACAAGCTGTTCCGTGAACGGTTTGACAAAATCGGTGCAGCGTTCATGACCTCAATGGCCGGCTTGCTCTTTTTGGCTAGGCTAGCCATGTACCTTATTGCATAAACAGGGAGGTGACCATTGATGACCGTACCTACAACAATCACCAGCAAACTGGACGAGCTGAACCGGCTCTGCGAAAAGTACCCGCAGAAAATCCCTATCGAAGAATGTGCAGCTTTTCTTGGACTTGCACCTGCAAGCCTGCGGGCGAGCGTAGAGCATGGCAACTGTCCGTTCGGCTTAGGGTGGCTCAAGAAGAATTCGATGAACCGGGCGTTTTTTGTACCGACATTAACATTTTACCTGTGGGTAACACAGTCAGCCGGTTTTCGAGAGGAGGTGACACCATGAATCGCATCAACGGAATCATTGCCGGCCTGTCATTCCTCGGTCTGCTGTCTGCCAGCGGCTACGCTGAAATGGACAAGCTGCCGATGGGCGGTTATACAGTTCTGGCAGCACTGTTGTTGGGCGTTATGCTTATCAGCGTGCGCAGTCTCGTTAAGCATTACTACGAGGGAAACTGAATGTGGACGAAGAAGAAAGAATCCGATATTCTGTCGCAGATGGCATTGGACGCTCGCGTGTCAGATGCAGCAAAATGCGAAATCAAGCCGGTTTTGCAGCCGCAAGCACGCAAAATCGGTGTGAAAACAGAAAAACGCCGCTGAGGAACGGCAATTCCAACAGCGGCATATGAAAGATTACACTTACATAATACCCGCAAGGAGGCGGGAAGTCAATGAAAATTGAACTGAAATCTTTGAACTTGGTGCACTTCAAGTGCTTTCCCAAGCTGCACCTCGACTTTCACGAGGGCGTGAACAACATCTACGGTGAGAACGCCGCAGGCAAAACCAGCGTTTACGACGCGCTGACATGGCTGCTCTTCAACAAGGACAGCGCCGGGGGCGCGCGGCCGGACATCAAGCCGCACCATGCACCGGCAGGCGCGATGCCCGAGGTCACCGCCATTCTGGAGGTGGACGGCGAGCCGATCAAGCTCCGCAAGGTGCTCCGCGAGAAGTGGGAGAAGCCGCGCGGTTCGTCTATCGAGCGCTACGCCGGTGACACGCGCGACTACTACATCGACGATGTGCCGCTTGCCGAAAACGCATACAAGCGCCGCATTGCAGAGCTGATCGACGAGAGACAGTTTAAGTTGCTTACCGATGTCTGGGCGGTAACGAAAGGAATGCACTGGAAAGACCGCCGCACGCTGCTCGCTGAGATCTGCGGTCTGCCGGAGGACAAGCAGCTGCTTGCGACTGCACCGCAGTTTGCCGAGCTGACCGAGAAAGCCGGCCGCCGGACAGTGGATGAATACAAGTCCGCGCTGATGAAGCAGCGCAAGGACATGAACGCAAACCTCAACACCTTGCCGGTTCGCGTGGACGAGTGCAGCCGCATGGTGACGGAGCTGGAAAGCCTTGACTTCGCGGCGGCGCACAGCGAAAGCGACCGTTTGCAGGCCGAGCGCGAACGGGTGCAGGGTGAGCTGGTGAAGCTCACGAACAACACCCTTGCCGCACAGGCACGCAACGAGCTGGGCGCACTGCAAAATCAGCTCCGTGAGCTGGAAACCGAAAACAACGCCCATCTTGCCAGTCAGCGCGTGCCGGTCGAGGACAAGACCGACGAGCTGCGCCGTGCGCTTTCCGAACGCAAGCAGGACGTTGATCGCTTGCAGAGAACCATTGACCATGAAAAGTGGTACATCGCGGACGGCGAAACCAACCTAAACGATTACCGTGCCCGCTGGCGTGCGATTGACACGGAAGAGTTCACGGAAACCGTCTGCCCGACCTGCCATCAGCCGCTGCCGGCAGAGCAGGTTGCAGAGGCGCGCGAAGCCTTTGCCGCCTATCAGCAGCAGCGCAAGGACGCGCTCCTCGAGGACAGCAAGCTGGTCAAGCAGGACATTGCCGCCGCGCAGGAACGTCTTGCGAGCGCAGAAACGGCACTGAAATCCGCACAGGACGAGGTGCAGAAAGCGCAGGCTGCGCTTGACAGCTACACGCCGCCGGTCATCACAGAACCGGAGAACCTGCCGGACTACGACCGCCGCAGGAACGCCATCCAGATGCTCATCACGGATACGGAAAAGCGGCTCGACCGATTGAACAGCGACACCGCTGCGGAAAAGACCCGTCTGGAAACCGAGCACGCCGAGCTGACGCGCCGCAAGCTGGAAAGCGATGCCGTTCTTGCCAAGGAGCAGACACTCGCGGACACGAAAAAGCGCATTGCCGAGTTGCAGGCCGAGCAGCGCAAAGCCGCCGCCGAGGTCGAGCAGATGGACAGGCTCATCGCCATGTGTGAGGAGTTCACGCGCTACCGCGTGCAGGCTATCACCGAGAGCGTCAACAGCAAGTTCCGTCTGACACGCTGGCGGCTGTTCACTGAGCAGGTCAACGGCGGTCTGGCAGACTGCTGTGAGCCGATGGATATGAACGGCTCGACGTTCGAGGGCACGAACAACGCCATGCAAATCAACATCGGCATGGACATTATTGACACGCTTTCCGCACATTTCGGCCGCCGTGTACCGCTTTTCGTGGACAACGCCGAGAGTGTTACACATTTGCAGCCTATCGGCTCGCAGGTCGTGCGGCTGGTGGTTTCGGAGCAGGATAAGGAGTTGAGAATCGAATGAGCCTGAAAGCAAAACGCAAGGTCGTGAGCAGCATTCCGCCGATGGACGGCGGCACTTATATGGGTGTTTGCGTTGCTGTGGTTGACCTCGGTCAGCAGTACAAGCAGTTCGAGAAGCAGAAGCAGGGCAAGTACGCCGAGGAATGTATGTTCATCTTCGAAATTCCGGACGAGCGCGTTGAGGTGGACGGTGAGGACAAGCCGCGCTGGCTTTCCTCTCGGCGGTTCACGGTGTCGCTGCACGAGCGCAGTGCCCTTTACCAGATGCTGACCTCGTGGCGCGGCAAGGCACTGACCGACGCGGAACTTGACCCGGCCGGTGACGGCTTTGATCTCATGCAGATGGCAGGCGTACCGGCCATGCTTAGCGTGACCGTCGTTGAAAAGGATGACGGCAGCAAGTACAACCGCATCGAGGCGGTCACCGGTTTCCCTAAAGGCCTTCCGGCACCGCAGCCGGAGAGTGAAATCCTCGTATTTGATGCGGATGAGCCGGACATGGAAGTGTTCGGCAAACTGCCCGAGTGGGTGCAGGACATCATCCGCAAGTCTACGCAGTTCGCGGACAACGCACCCGAGGAAAAGGTCGATATTCCGCCCGAAGAACCGGAAACGCCGCCTGACAGCAAAGGAGCGTGCCCGATTTGACGTTTACATCACTGGCGAGCAGCTCTCGCGGCAACGCCTACGTTGTGTCGGACGGCGAAACGACCCTGCTGCTGGAGTGCGGCCTGTCGTTCAAGGAGCTGCAAAAGCGGCTCGGCTATGGCGTGGCGGACATTACCGCCTGCCTTGTCAGCCATGAGCATCAGGATCACGCCAAGGCGGCAGCACAAATGCTGAAAGCTGGCGTGCCGGTATACATGAGCGAGGGCACAGCCGCCGCCCACAAGGATGCAATGGATGCGGCGCACCTCATCCGGGCAGGAGAGGTGCTGCGGTTCGGACACCTGACCGTCGTTCCGTTCCGCACCTATCACAATGTAGAGGAGCCACTCGGCTTTCTCATTGAGGACGGCCGCACGAAGGAGCGGCTGCTCTGGGCGGTCGATACCGCCAATCTGGGCGTCACCGCTGACCGGCTGACTTATATCGCCGTAGAGTGCAACTACGAGGAAAGCCTGCTGGGTCGCAGCGACCGCATTCCCTCGGTGCTCAAGGAGCGCATCCGGCACAGTCATTTCGAGGTGAATGACGTTATCAAATGGCTGCACAAGCAGGATCTCAGCGGCGTGCTCACCATCTGGCTGCTGCACCTGTCCGCCGGCAACAGCAGGGCAGAGGCATGGCAGCGGCGGTTTGAACGAGAGTTTCCGGGTATCACCATTCGGATTTGCCCGGAATGAAAATATTTTTCCCGGAGTTGACCGTTTGGGGTCAATTTTCGGTGGATACAGAGGTATTTATGAGGAGGTACAACCATGAGCAACTTTAATAACACCGGCGAAGTCAAGGAGATCAGCATTCTGGATATGATGAATGGCGCGATCGGTGAGCGCGCGGCCTACGAGCTGACGCGCATCATGAAAAACTGCCGCGACCTCAACACTGAGGCGAAAAAGGCGCGGACGCTGACCATCAAGCTGTCCATCGTGCCGACCGCGAACCGCGACAGCGTGGCGGTTCGCGCAGAGGTGAGCAGCAAGCTGGTTCCGGTCAAGCCGATCGACGGCGCACTGCTGCTCGGCGGCACGGACGCAGAACCCATCGTTATGGAGTACACGCCGCAGGTGCCCGGTCAGCAGTCGTTTGACCCGACGATCGACACCGAACCCAAGGTCGTCAAGCTGGCGTAAATCACAAGGAGGATTTTCAAAATGATCAAGGAAGCACTGGAATATATCGTAAACCTTTCGACTCCGCATCTGGAGTTCCGCAACGGCAGCCACTATGCAGACCGCGTGCTGCACCGCATTCCGAACGAGCTGACGGCATCGCCGCTGGCGGTACATACGCTTTCGGCGGTGCGCGACTACATCGAGAGCGGCGCAGATGAATGTGCCGAGGACGAGGACAGCCTCAGCCGCCGCTTTGTTATCCACGTTGCGGACTACAACGAGGTGTATCTGTACCGCGAGCTGAACAGCGACAAGGCGCGCGAGTGCCTGCTGGAAGCCGAGCTGTCCGCACCGGCGTTCCCGTTTGGCCGCTGGCTGGGCGTGGAGGAGTTCATCATCAATATGCAGACGCATTTCGTGCCGACCGAAGTACGCGACACGCTGGTGCAGCTCATCAGCACGGTAACGACCGAGAACGGCGTATCGCTGGCAGATGACGGCATGACGCAGCGCGTGACGGCCCGCAGCGGTATTTCTCTTGTGAAGCAGGTGAGCGTGCCGAACCCGGTTGTACTGGCGCCGTACCGCACCTTTACCGAGGTTGAGCAGCCGAAAAGTCCGTTCGTGTTCCGTATTCGCCAGACCGGCGATGAGGTGCAGGCGGCACTCTTTGCGGCGGATGCGGATGCATGGAAGCGTGAGGCTATCGCAAATATCCGCGACTGGTTCGAGCAGCACATTCCGCAGGATCTCCGCGAGGACGTTATCATTCTGGCGTAAGCAGGCAAGGCACAGGGCGGCAACCCCGCCCTTCCTGCCCTGAAAACCGGAGGTGATACTACGGGCAGAAATTGTAAAGTTGCGTTGGACTGGTGGCCGAGAGATATAGGGCTGTTCCGCGATCCCAAGCTGCGAAGTGTGCGGCAGGAATTCGGCGTGCTCGGGCCATATATCTATGAGTGTCTGCTCGACATCGCCTACGGCGATAAGGGCTATTACATCAATTATTCCGGCCGAGGGCGTGAGGACGTTCTCTGGCAGCTTTCGGAATACGTTGCCGGGCGGTACGCCGTGCCGGTGGAAACAATTGCGAACGTGATCGACCGTTTGGTGGAGTGTGAACTTTTTAGCGACGGCCTGTACAAGCGAGGGTTTATCACGTCGAAAAGAATGCAGATGAGTTATTTCATTGCCACGCTGGGACGCAGCGGCGTGCAGATTAACTTTGACATCTGGCTGCCGACCGAGGAAGAGATGCGAGAGAAAAACCCGAGCGGCAAGTCTTTTGTGCTGCAATCCTTTATTTCTTGGCGAGAAAAACATATAACTGGGCAAGAAACGGACGTTTCTCAGCCGGAAAGTACACACAGTACAGAACAGGACAGTACAGGAGAGAACAGTATAGTACAGCACAGCAGAGGACAGCAGAGCAGTGCGCCAGCGAGCGCTCTGTCTGATGAGCTGGAGGAGCTGCTGGGATGTAGATTTGATAAGAATTTCTGTCTGGAACTGGCACGTCTGCAAAAGCTGGGTATGCAGAAGGAAGTGTTTTTAGACGCTGCGCGGCAGACCAACGATAAGACACCGAGGAGTCCTGCGGCGTACTTCCGCACCGTGCTGCAAAGCTGCGAGAGGGATGGTATCCTGACGGCGGCGGATCTCGGCGCGACCAGGGCGAAGCCGATCGAGCAGAGCAGACCAAAGCAGGCGGACGACGGCGGCTATCTTAGCCCGACGAACCTTCACGGCTCGAGTTGTGGGCAGGAAAATGCGCCGCTCGCCGACTGGGAGGAGGCGTGGCTTGCGCAGAAGGCGGAGATCAGAAAGAGACGTCAGGAAGCAATCGAACGCGGGGAAAAAGTGGACTGAGGAGAACAGCAATGACGATTAAAGAATATCAGCGCAAGGCCATGCGTACAGCAACACACAAGTGCTATGATGAGGCCAATGCCGCTCTCGGTCTGGCCGGCGAGGCTGGCGAAGTAGCCGATGAGGTCAAGAAGTGTATGTATCAGGGGCACCCGTGGCAGCCGTCCAAGATCATCGAGGAGCTGGGCGACGTGCTGTGGTATGTGGCACTCATGGCCGATTTGATGAATGTACCACTGGAGTACGTCATGCAAGCGAACATTGAGAAGCTGGAACGGCGATACCCGGACGGGTTTTCGTCAGAGGCGAGCGTGAATCGGGAGGAGCGCGAAAACGGGTAATACAACCCGATGTAATTCGCTTGAAAGGAGAATGAGAGATGGAAACAGCGGCAGCAGTTCGCAAGCGTAAATCTCCGCCGCTCGGCAAGCGCCCATGGACACCGGAGGACGAAAACTATCTGGCAGAGAAGTGGGGCTATGCATCAGTGCCCGCCATCGCAAAGAAGCTGAACCGCACGGAGAACGCGGTCGTTGTTCGGGCACAGCGGCTCGGCTTGGGAGCTGTGCTGATGGCAGGTGGGTACGTCACGCTGAACCAGCTGCTTGCCACAGTGACGGGAAGGGAACGCGGAAACACCTACCAGCGCAAAAGCTGGGTGGAAAATCGCGGCCTGCCGGTGCACAGGAAGAAAGTCAATCGGTGCAGCTTTTCTGTGGTCTATTTGGAGGAGTTCTGGGAATGGGCGGAGCGCAACCGCAGTTTCCTCGACTTCTCGAAAATGGAGCCGCTGGCACTCGGCTGGGAACCGTCGTGGGTCGCAGAGCAGCGCAAAAAGGATTACTGCGCCTGCGCGATCCAGCGCAAGGATCCGTGGACGGCAGACGAGGACAGTCGCCTTAAAATGCTGCTCAGTCAGCACAAATATACATGGGCGGAGCTGTCAGAGATGCTGCACCGCACGACTGGTGCAATCCAACACCGGTGTCGGGATCTCGGCATCAAGAATCGCCCAGTCAAGGCAGATAATCACGGCAAAAGCGCAGCGTGGACGGAGAGCGACTTTGCGGTTCTGGCAGACGGTATCCGCCACGGCGACAGCTACATGGCAATCGGACAGGCGCTCGGCAAGTCGGAAAAGGCGGTGCGCGGCAAGGTCTACAACGTGTATCTGACCGAAAACGCGGACAAGGTGCGCGGATACATGGGCGATGGTCTGTGGGGAGCCGGTGCGCCGGAGCCGAAAGTCAAGCAGGCGGTGCATTTGTCCACTACCAGGACGGAGGTACGAAAGCAACTGTCATATCTGGCAGGGCTGCTGCGGAAACGGGCGAATGATCTGGGCTACGATCCGTATTGGCAGCGGTTTATGTGTCAGCACTGGGACGACTTCGGCGGCTGCTCCGCCGGCTGCGCGAATTGCGATGACTGCACAGAATTTCGGCGTATCCGTCCGCAGTATTGCGCTCGGTGCGGCGGCACGTTCTACGAGAGGAAGGAGAACCGTTTCTGCGGTGCCTGCCGGACGGCAAGGAAGAAGAAAGCACAGCGGCATTGGTACCGCGTCAATCATAGCTGAACAGGAGAGGAGAACAACCATGAATGAGAGAGTAATCTGGACGCACCCGAAGGGGCGTTTTGAGGTCGTGGAGCGTACATACAGAGCACTGGACGGCAGGCTCGGGCGCGTGCGCGAATGCCGCTTCACGCTGCGGCGCGATGTGCGCGGACTGGCGTGTAATGTGGCTGCTCAGCCAATCAGCGTTGAGCCGGCGCTTTGCGTGCCGCAGAAAGGTGTGCATGGTCCGGTGACCGCCGCCGATGTAGACACGTGGTGCAAGTGGTACCGGCAGGGCAAGTCCGTTGCGGACATCTCGGAAATGGCGGGACGGAACGAGAAAACCGTCACTGCCAAGCTGAAAAAGCACGGGGTGCTGCTGACAGACGAGGAACAGCGGAAAATCCGAAGCCTTGCCGCGCAGGGCTGGACGGCGGCGAAGATCAGCAAGGAAATCGGGTATCCAAGAGCAACGGTGCGCTGCTGCGTGCGGGAGATGGAGGTGCAGCATGGCAAAGTGTAAATTCTGCGGGGAGCCGGTTAAGGTTTCTCCGGTGTTCCACCCGTCCTGCTGGGTGCAGGCAGTGAACAAGTACGCAGGTGAGATCTGCGATGAGTATTGTAAGTTTCCTTTTGAACTGGACTATGAGGCACTGGTGGACAAGTGCGAGCGGTGTCCGGTGACACGGTTGAAAGAGTTGGGAGGGGAAGTATGATCTTAGAACTGAACAAGCAGGATATTTTGAATCTGACGAACGAAAGCAAGCGCAAGGCCGTGCTGTCTGACTGGCGTAACTGGGGTATCTGGCACAAGGCGCCCGAGATCGGGCTTAGCGTGTACCGGCTCGACCTGCCGGACGGCAGCTTTTTCACCGCCAGCTGGTATGAGGGCGATGACTTCTTTCCGGGTGGAGGTACGCATAACGTCAACCGTCCGCGCTTCAATCTCTGCGACAAGGGCGGCAAGTTGAAAGCCGGGAGCAAGGCCGAGAGCCTGCTGACGGACAAGCTCAAAGAGCTGAGGAAGGAGCTGCTGAGCCATGAAAACTGATGAACTTATCGAAGCCCTCGGAAGGCTGAAAGTGCAGACCGGCTCGCTGGCCTGCCTCGGCTGCGGGCATGAGCACAACTGCGGTGTGCATGGGTGCGCGATCATGCGGGAGGCTGCGGTGCGGCTGAGCCTGTATGAACACGCGCTGGAGCAGGTCGCAAAGGAACGCGACACGCTGCTTGCGCAGCTCAAGCGCCTCGGCGGCTGCATGGGCTGCATCGGACATATGAACCCGGAGGCGCGGCTCTGCACCGACTGCGACGAGACGTTCCGCGCGTGGCAATGGAATGGAGGCGCATCACATGACCGACCGTGAGCTGAATCTTCTGCGCGAGCTGCTCGAAACGCTCGAACGGGACGAGGGCGCGTGCTACAAAGACCGCTCGCACTGCACGCCCGCCTGTCCGCTCTGGATGGCAGGGGAGTTCGACGGCAATATCTGCCTGCCGAGCATCCTCGCACGGCGCGTCAAGCGGCTGACGTTCGGAAAGGCGCTGCCGACAACGAAGGGAGAATAAGCTATGAAAGCAATCCGTAAAAAGCCCGGCGCACAGCCGGAAATTATTGAAGTAGACAACACGCTGGCAGCCTTGCAGACCGAGGTCGGCGGGCACATCGAAACCGTAACGATTGCATCGGATGCCGTCGTTATCTGCAACGAGGAGGGACGTCTGCGCGGAATGCCGTACAACTGCCGGTTCGTCGGCGTGGATTTCGTCGGCACGATTCTTGTGGTCGGTCGCGACCGAGACGAGTTCTGCGATGTGCCGGAGGCTGACTTCCTGATGTATCACCTGCGAAAGGAGACGGGTCATGACAATCACTGATCTGCTGGTCAATCTTGACTGTATCCTGTGGCTGCTCCTGTTCTTCCTCGTGCTGCATCGGGTCAACTTCTGGGACGGGAAATTCAGCGAGTTACATGAGGAACTGCTGAGAACAATCCGAGAGGAGGACAAGGAATGAACGATTTCAGTGGCCCGGTAGATAAGAAAACAGCGAAAAACCTGCTGAAACTATGCAGGAAGACCATTCCGGTTATGACACTGCTGGACGCATACACCATTCAGGCCATTCTGCACGGCGCGGAACGGCGTGCCAAAGAAAGGGAGGACACCCATGACGATTAACCAGGCAATCCGCATCCTCGGCCCGGCAACGACAGCCGAGGAGCTGGCAACGATCGAATACTACGGCGGTCTGCACGGCCGTGAAAAGATGGTCGCCGCGTGCGAAGAAGCCTGCCGCGTGGCGGTCCGAATTATGAGAAAATATTTGGAGGAACAGAAATGAAAAAGAAAATCATGGCGGCACTGCTCTGCGGTGCTATGATGTGTAGTCTGTCGGCCTGCAGGGAGAGCGAGCGCGTTGCGTACAACATCTCGAAGGAGGCGGACAATTTCAACGTCACGCGCCGTCTGGAAGTCATCAACGCGCGTACGGACAAGCCGGTGTTTGAGCTGATCGGCAACTTCGCCATCTCGAACAACAGCGAGAACGAGCTGGAGGTGACTGTCGAGACCGGGCAGGGCGTTTACAAGAAACACCTTGTGTACCTCAACGACTGGACGATCTACGTTGTGGAGGACGTCAGCGGCGCTTACGTGGACAAGTTCCACTACGAGGTGAATTTCCTGCCGGAGATGATCATTCCGGTTACGGTGACGTCGCATGACTAAATACAGCGATAAAGTTCGGCGCTACCTCGTGTGGCGCTACGGTATTACGGACAGGGAGGGGAAACATTGAACAAGCGTGAGGACTGGTGGGAGTACACGAAGCGCATCATCCGGTCATACCCGGCACTGTGCCGCAAGGCGGAGAGCGTGGGCGATATACCCTGCACACCGGCTTACGGTGCGTCCGGCGGCCACAGCGGCGGCGGCAGTCCGGTTGAGCGTGCGGTCGTTGACCGCCTGACTGACAAGGAGCAGCGGCGGTATGACGCGGTACGGGCTGCCATCTCGGAAACCGAGGTGATGAAGCACGGCCGCCAGCGCATGGAGCTGATCGACCGCGTGTACTGGAAGCGTAGCCATACGCTGTATGGTGCGGCGATGTGCGTCGGAGTAAGTGACAGAACCGGTCAGCGGTGGAACGCTGAGTTTATTCGGCGAGTAGGAAAGAATTTGGATTTACCATAAATATTTTTGTTTTGGCGGTTCATGCACCTAAAGCCGTGATATTCTGTTACCATGAAGTTCGCAGGGGTGAAACGCAGACCCTGTGACCTCCTGCTTCATACCATTGGAGTACATCTCTCTGAAAGAGCACTCTCGTTCGAGGGTGCTTTTTCATATTCGAAAGGAAGAAGCCGTTATGCTGAAAGCCTGTCCGTGGTGCGGACGGATCCACGACAGTCGCGAGGACTGCGGACGCAGACCGCCGAAGAAATACCGACGCGAAGAAAGCGAGCGCGGACGCAACACGCGAGCATGGAAACACAAAGCGGAGCAGATTAAAATAGACAGTCACTACCTGTGTGAGAACTGTCTTTCGCAGGGGGTACTCACATGGGATGGACTGGAAACCCACCATATCATCAAGCTGCGGGAACGCCCTGATCCTGTCTCTTATACACATCTCCGAGCCCACGAGACATGCGCAGATCTCG